TTTGGGGGAGGAGGAAGAGGCGCGAGCATCCGGGGACTTGAAAAGCCTACTGGCGCTCGCAGTGCTGCTATTTCTCGGCGGCTCAATGGCAATCCTTCTCGGGGCACGGAGCTTAAGGGGCTCTAGGAATGGGACCAGGGAATGCAGCAGTTGCGCAAGCAAGTCCGGGGATCCCGATCCTTGCGAATACTGCAAAATCCATCACCCCACGAAGCTCCGCTATTGCGAGGCGAATGAAAACTACGAAGCGTTCTGCGATGGACGCCGGAAAGCTTTCCAACGAGATAAACGATAACCGGACCTCATTCGAGGGAATATGAGCGTCGAAAGCTCCGCTTCAAAGCTTCGCGAGAAAGCCGATGGGGACGTCAACCGAAAGGTTAAGGGGGCTCTCCAGGCTAAGCGTGATGCTATCGAGCCAGAATTAGAACGTATTCGAGAGTCGCTTATCCAGCATCGGAATAACCGCGACACAGTGAACCATCCGACTGTGGAAATGGCGTCCTCGGATAGAAAGGGTGCCATCAGTCGGCGAATGCAGAAGAACACGACCAAGGGCAGGAATAAGAAGCTCGCGACTCAGTCTAGGAATCCTATCCAGTCTGATTCAGGAACTTCTGACGATGCAAGCGCGGACATTGCCGGTACCGGAGATAGTGGTGGCGGCGGCGACGCGAGTTGACAAGCTAGTTAATCTATTCATTAGAGCCAGGACCGACACCCTTGCGGTAGTGGAACAGCTCGCGGTTTTAGAAGGTGAAAGATGTCTGAGATGGCAGCCGAGAATGTCACTCCCCAGGAAGCCACTACTCCTGAACCGGATAACCCGGCGTGGGGTGATTTCCTCTCGGCCATTCCTGAAGGCATGCACGAAATGGTTAAGCCCCATCTCCGTGAATGGGATAAGGGCGTTAACTCGCGCATTGAAGCGGTACACGGTGAGTATGCTGACTACAAGCCATTCAAGGAGGCGGGTGTTTCCCGCGACGTCCTGGAACAGGCTTATGGCATTTACGACGCAATCAATACGGACCCGCGACGAGTGTATGACATTCTCGCCGAGACGTATGGCTACAACGTAGCGAATGCAGCCGCAACTGCCTCCCAGCAGAATGCACCGCAGGGCCAGCAGAATGCGCAAAACCAGCAGGGCGAGAGTGCTGCTGAATATGAACTTGGCCAGGGTGGACAATTCAACCCTGAGATAGCGCGTCTCCAGCAAACCGTGGAGACAATGGCGCAGATCATGCTCGCGCAGAACCAGACAGCCGAGAATGCCAAAGCCGACGCGGCATTGGATTCTGAACTGGCTGCGGCTCGCGCAAAGCATGGAGATTTTGATGAACAATACGTTCTGGCTTACATGCAGAATGGAATGACTGCGGATCAGGCAGCCCAGCAGTTCATTAACGCACGCAATGAGATTCTGGCGTCGCATAACCGACCCCAGGCCCCAAATGTCATTAGCGGCGCGGGCGCATTGCCTTCCCAGCAGATCAATCCTGCGGGCCTGAGCAAGAAAGACACTCTCTCTCTGGTAGCTAACATGATGAAAGCAGCCAACCAGCAAGGGTGATTTCAATGGTCGCTACAATGACCACCGCTAACAACATTCTTAAGGAAATCTACGAGCCGAAGATTCGGGAGCAGTTAGCTAACTACAACCGAATCACGAAGCGAATGGACCAGTCGGCCGAGAATATCGAATCGACTGTCGGCGGTAAGTACGTCAAGTTCGCTACGCACATCAAGCGTAACAATGGTGTCGGTGCCCGTCTGGAAATGGAAGCTCTCCCGACGGCGCAGAACCAGAGCTATGCTGCGGCCCAGGTTTCCCTGGCTTATCTCTACGGTTCGGTTCGGCTTTCCGGTCAGACATTCGAACTGGCCCAGACGAATGAACAGGCTTTCGCCTCTGTTCTGGACCAGGAAATCAATGGTATTCAGACTGACCTGAAGCGTGACCTCAACCGTCAGATTTTCGGGACGTCGCTTGGTACTATTGCCACTGCGAGCGGTACCTATACCACTACGAACACTTTCCCGACGACACTGACAATGCCGTACGTGGAAATTGGAATGGTCATTGACATCTACGACTCCACGGGTGTCACGCAGAAGGCGACTGGCCGCAACATTACGGCTATCTCGCCGAACACCTCGATTACATTCGACGGTGCGGCTATCTCCGGCGTTGCAGGCGACATCATTGTCAGGACTGGCAACGTCACTCGTGAAATCACGGGCCTTCAGAACATTGTCGCTGCAACGGGTGCCCTTTACGGGATTGACCCGGCAACGACTCCGGTTTGGGCTTCCGTGACTAACACGAATGGCGGAACGCAGCGCGCGCTTTCCGAAGGTCTGATGATTAAGCAGGCTGACGACATCTACACAAAGGGTGGTGACACGACTGTCATCTGGACCACTCTTGGTGTTCGTCGCGCGTATTTCAACCTGCTTGTCCAGCAGCGCCGCTATACGAATACGCAAGAGTTCGAGGGTGGCTTTTCCGGGCTCGCATTCACGACTGACCGTGGCGACATTCCCGTCATGGCTGACATTGACTGCAACCCGAACACAATGTATTACCTGAATGAAAACCAGATCACGGTCTATCGGCCACAGGACTGGGCATTCATGGACCGTGACGGCAGCCGTTTCATTCGCGTTATCGGCTTTGACGCCTATGACGCGACGGTCTACAAGTACATGCAGCTGGGCTGTCACCAGAGGAATTCCCAGGGTCTGATCGGCGACATTACGGAGGGCTAGTGGCGAGTGAAAAGATGCGCCGGAGCATTGAGCACCACGCTCCGAGCGAAAAGAATGTTCGTGAAATTGTCAAGCTGCGCCGAGCCGCATTGGCTTTCGCTGATGCGCTGGAGGATGCGCGGAATAGCACTCCAATTCCGGTGAACCTGCGAGAATTCTCGCTCGCTGAAACTAAGTTTGAGGAATGCGTAATGTGGGCAGTCAAGGCCCTCGTTCTTCCGCCTGAATAACGTCAAACGAAAAGCCCAGTCCAGAACCCTGGGCTGGGCTTTTCTTTTTCCCCTGGAGGGATCTGCAATGACTGCACCGCCTAGTGTATCCATTGGCGACCTTGAGCGCGCCTATTATCTGGCTGCCGTTCCTGCTACTGACAATAACCTTGCTGTGACAATGGGCCAGGGCCTTGTCACAATGTCCGCGCAGGCGGCATTACAGTCTTCGACTAAGTCGAATTCCGCCACGGCGACGGCACCAACTGCCGGTACTGCCATTGTCACGGTGACCATTCCCTCAACCGGCTATTACAGGTGCGATGTCATTGTTGGCTTTGGCGCAACCGCAGAGTCTACGGCTATCGACAACTTCAAGTTTGAGAATAATGGTGGCACTGTCGGCACTGGGGCTTGTCCAGTCGCGAATGTTGCGAACACTCAGTCAACGTATACATTCTATGCTGAAGGAGTGGGAGGCAATAACTTCACTGTTAATGCAGTGTCGAACGCCTCGGCCGGTTCCGTTTACAAGGCGACCATTATGATCACGAGGATGGCGTAATGGACGGCAACGGGGCTATCCTTCTTGACCAGAATGGCAGCATTCACGTTCCGCTCAAGGACGAGCCCATTACCGAAAAGCATCGTCGCATTGACGAACTATTGAGGGCATATGATCCGTATCTGGAGTTACACTTTATACCCCCGGGTTCTCGCGGGCCGCTGGATACGAAACCTTGGGCAGTGGTGCACCGAATGCCGGGCCGCACGCCCTATACTGTTGGCTTTTTTGATGATGCTGACGAGCGTCTTCTGGCTCACATTATCAGTGTTGATAATGCTCAAGGTAATGTCCTCAATCGGGTAGACGCCTTGAATAAGGCTACCGAGGCGCTGAGAATGAAAGAGGCCCAGGAGGCACGAATGGAGGCCGGGCTCATTGCGGCTTCGGTATTGCGCAGCCCCAAAATCCATTACAAGCACAATGGGGTAGACTTCAGTGAACTTAGGGGACGTTAAGACGCGCGTTAAGCGTGCATTCGGCGACGACGCTGGCATTCAGATTCAGGACGCCGACATTATCCGTTGGGTGAATGATGCTCAACGAGAAATCGCCAACCAGAATGATGACCTCTTGCAGCAAACTGCAACGACGCCCGTTCAGGCTGGAGTGGGGGTTTATAACCTGCCGACCGATTGCCGGATGCTGAGGTCGGTAAAGTTCAATGGCCTTCACATGAAGGGAATGACTCCGCAGGGCTTTGATGAATACATTGACGGCCTGCTTAATCCCGCCAATTATTCTCAGGGAGACCCTCTTGTCTATTACGTTTGGAACGGGCAGCTTACGGTCTTTCCTGTTCCGGCTCAAAGCTCCACTGTCTCTAATGGTAACCCAACCAACTTTACGATTTATTACCTTCGTAATACTGTCGATGTTATCAATGATACTGACAATCTCGAATTTCCTAACGGCTATCACAATCACATCGTTGAATATTGCCTGTCAATGGCTTATGAACTCGATGAGAACTTCGGCGCCGGTCAGCAAAAGCGACAGCAATTCCAAACCGGAGTTAACCAGCTCAAAGAAAGAGACAACTGGGTTACCCGAGAAGTCTACCCTTCCATAACGGTAAAGGCTGAGGATCAGGTCGAATTCTTTCCGGGGTGGTTTTAATGCCTGGACAGGAATTGCGGCTTGGTCCATTCATCGGTGGGATCAATCTCTTCAGTGATCCAGGCGCCATTGCCGACACGGAAATGACGAGCTGCATTAACTTTGAGGTGGGGTTGGACGGTTCGCTTGTGAGCCGTCCCCCTATCTCATTGCATCAGGCCTCGCCCCCTTCTGCCACGAGCTGTATGAAAGTATTGCTCCTGGCGACGCTGAATGGCACTCAGTACATTATCGGCTCGAATGGCCAGGGTGTCTATCAAACAACCGGGGGAGCGTGGACATTACTCGGGTCTATTGCTTCGGACACTGCCGTTCAGTACAACAATAAGGTCTGGTTCTTTCCGAAAGCGAATGCCGCAGCTGGCGGAGCAACTTGGGATGGAACAACCTATGCCACTCTTTCCACCCTGCCCGGCGCTAGTTCGGCATTGATCTACAAAGAAAGGGCGTGGATTGTTCCGGGAACGACTGCCACGTCGAATACAGCTCGTTTGCAGTATTCCTTGACTGCTGATCCGTCCTCGTGGAATACCGGCGACGCCACGTTCATTGACATTTCGCCTGGCGACGGAAAGCGCTTGATCGATTTAGTTATCTATCAAGATAACATCATGCTATTCAAGGAGGACTCGACATATGTCCTTTCCTTCGACAGCGTTCCGTCGTCGTCAAGCCTGAAGAAAGTCAACAGTGTCATTGGCGCTTCTGGCTTTAACTGTGTCGTGCAATTCGAGAACTCGGTTTTCGTTCTCTATCACACGGCTGTTTATGAGATTGTCAACTATCACTGGACGAAACTCAATATCAAGGTCCCGCCAGTCTACGACAATACTACTCCAGCCTCTCCCGTCGGAGCTACCTATGCTTTGCCGTACTTCCTGACGCTATTCGGGGACCGGCTGGTCTTCCGCTATTACCGCAAGATCTATTCCTTCGGCATTCGCACGCGGACGTGGACTGAATTTCAGTTCAGCCTGACTAACAATGAACAATGGGTCGGTACCCTCGTAAGAATGCCTAGCAATAGTGGCCTGGATGTCTATTACGGGGGCAGTATCCTCAGTAATGACGTTCGGACATTCAGTCTCCAGGACGGCTATAGCAACGTAACGGAAAGCTCAACCATTGCTTGCAGCATGCAGACGAAGAATTTCGACTCGGCCTATGGTCGTCGCTATCGAATCTTCTCATTCGGGCAGCGCTACAAGAAAATGCATTGGTGGGGTGCAACAGTGCTCACCTCAACCGCAGTGACTGGCATTGTCACGCCCATTGTCACGAACTTCTCGGTGACATGGCTGCAAGCAAAGCAATACACTTGGTCTCAATTGAATACGTGGGGGCAGCCCATTCTCGCCGTTCCGGGAATAAGCACTACCTGGTCGGCTCCTGGCGCTCTCGCTCAGCATTTCGTGAAGTTTGCAAAGTCACTTCGCTATCGCCAGGTGAGCTTTCAAATCCAGATGACAACGGATGGTAGTCTTAGTACTGGACCTATCAAGCTGTTCGGGATTGTCAACGTAATGGAAGTCAAGCAGGTTGTCACGGAAGGGTCCAACTAATGGCCATTCCGGTTCCACAGGATAATGCGCGGTCTCCCGGCTTCAATCGCTTTGCGGCCGGTGACAAGAAATACGGAACACAGGGCTCTCCGAACTTGGGCCCGACAGCAAACCTCGAAGGATATCGCGAGCGAAACCTGCAAATCAAGGCTCGCCAGAATGCGATCCTTCGGAGAATGAAAACAGGAGTCAAGGGGAATACCGCAATGGCGAATTTGATGGGGGGTAATCCAATTGGTAGCAGCTAATGACCCAACACAGTTTGCTGCGACCCCGAATGCTGCCATCGCGAATGCCGCAGCTCGTCGGCTGGCAATGGCTCCGACAATGGCGCCCGCAATGGCTGGGGGTGGCGGTCCGCCTAACGGAGACATTCCACCTGGACAAATTCTCGGTGGTCCAGTTCAGAATGCCCACCCGCCAACGCCTCCGCCTGGAGTAGCGCCCGCCGGTCCAGTTAATCCATTGTCAGGCGGCACAGGGAATGCTGACCTCGACAAGTATCTGGGGACGGATACGACCTATCAGTCCCAGCTTTCCGACTTGATGCGCCAGTATGACCAGTACAATGCGCAGAAGAATTTGCAGGCTTCGCAAACTCAGGCGGATTACGATGCAAAGCAAAGGGCGCTCGATACACAGGCGACACAGGATCGCCTTAACATGCGCAATGCTGATGCTGCGCGCGGAATTCTGTATTCGGGGATCTATGCGAACCAGCTCGGGCAATACAATGACGCCAACCAGCAACAGATGACAAACCTTCTGGGCGGATTGCAGAACTCGAAAGACACTGCTCAGCTTGCATACGAACAGTTCCTTTCTAACGAGCTGAACGCAAAGGCACAAGCTATCCAAGAGGCAGCCGCAAGGCGAGCCGCAGCATTAGGGAAGTTCTAGAATGCCAGCTCAAGCACCCGGCGGGGGAGGGGTAACTTCCGGCTCGCCATTCAATAGCGGTTTTCCTTTTAGCAATCCTCTTGCTACCCAGTTGCCGGGGCAAAGCCTCATGAGCTTTCTGGGCGGCTTGCCAGCGAATGACCTTCCCGGCTCGAATACGCCATTCCTGCCGCAGACGCAATACACGCCTGCCGGTTCGGGCTATGACTTTCCAGCCGGACCGCCGGACGCTGGCCCTTCCGGAAGTGTCATTCCGAATGGTGGCATTCCAGTAACCGGTCCAACGGCCGCCCCGCCGGATAACCCCGGCCAAGACATCATGAATGGGCTTTACGCTCAGCTTGCTGGATTGGGTTCCGGTCCATCCATTGCTGATCTCACTAGCCAGGCGAATCAACAGGCGTCGCTGAAATACGATCCACTCATTCAGCAGCTCCAGCAAAACCTCGGAACGGCAAAGACCAATGAGCAAAGCGCGTCGAATCAGGTCGGGGGTTTATACAATTCTCTGGGCAAGGCCCTCGCGGCGCAAATGCCAATCATTACCAATCAGTTCAACCAGCAAGAGGACCAGTCCCGACAGAATTACGCCACCCTCCAAGACCAGATCCAATCGAATTACCAGAATGCTCAGAATGCTCAGGCAGCGGAACTCCAGAAGTTAGGCATTCAGGCCGCCCTGCCGCAAAGCACTCAGCAAATGCAGAGCGATGAGCAATACCTGAAGAATCAGGCTGGCACGAATGGTCAGGCCCTGAATGACGCAATGCGTCTTGAGGGTCAGGGGCAAGCTGACTTTATGCAGCGAGCTTCCGCCATTGCACCGACCGAGGGTGCAAACATTCAATCCAGTCTCGCCCAGCAGCTTTTACAGCTGGAGAATAACATCAACCAGCAGATTGCTGGGTATAAGGGTCAGGAAGGTGCGGCGGCTCAATCCATTCTGGCGCAGCTGCAAAACCAGGCATCTGGCAACCAGAATAAGGCTCAGACTGACCTTATCGACCAAACAATGAAAATGGCTGAGCTGGAAAAGCTGACCAACCCTGGCATTTTCGGGGTGGCGCCGAAAGCCCCTTCTCCGACAAAGTACAAGGGCACTAGTGGCGTCTCGCAATACTTCGCCGACAATGCCAGCTTGAATGACCCCGGCGCTCTGCAAACCATTTTCAATGACTTTGCTACCTCGCCGCAGTACGCCGGTCTTTCTGGGCCTGGCGGAGCGGGTAGTGCGACATTGGAAACGGCGTGGCCGGTCCTTCAGCAAGATGCATTGCGAATGCTTCCGCAGATTCCGCAAAGTGCTCTCCAGGAGCTCTACAATGCTCTTTCCATCAAGATGGGTAAGTACCAGTAATGACTCTCAGTCCCCAATTCCTTGCCCAGCTTCAAGCGGCAAGCTCCAAGCTGGAAAAGCAGAATCCGACCCTTTTCCCAGGGCGAGCCATTCAGCCTTTGGGGACTATCAATCCTGCCACGAATGCGCTCGCTCATTCCCTGCTGACCGGCGGCATTGGCGACTTCCGGGGGAGCTATTCTCCTAAGCCGACGCAGCAGGGGCGTTCGGTTATCTCTCGTATTCTCGATGTCGTGTCGCGACCGCTCTATGCGGCTGCCGATGCGGCATATGAAGCGCAGCACAATGCATCTCAGGCAGGAGAAAGCTGGAGCAACCCTCTCGCTGGATTTGGCGGAGCGCTCAAGGGGATTGGAACTGGTGTCATTCATGGACTTTCTGGGACCGAAAAGCGAACCTGGGCGGATGTCATTCAACAGGGAAAGGATATCAATGCGCAGAAGGCGGCAACTGGGTCTCCCGCTGGCTATACGCCCGGTCAGGGTGGACCTCTCTCCACTGGCGACAAGATTGCGGGAGTGGCCCTTAACATTGTCGCAGATCCCCTGAATGCAGCTAAGCCGATTGAATGGGCTCGCGGACTCGGTGCACCCATTCCGACTATTGGGGACCTTTCCCGAAAGGCATTCAGCCGTGGTGGCGACATTGCAAGTGAAGCTGAGAACGCGGCAGCTATTCCGTCGGCGCCTAAGGCGATTCCGGCCGCCCCGCCGAGCAATCCATTACTGGATATCAACCCGCAAGCACTCAAGAATGCCAAGTCCATCCCGGACATTCTCCACACAAAGATCGGTTCACCGGTCGTCGTCACGGCCGAGCATCCGCACATCAACATTGACCAGGAAGCGCTTTCAAACGGTAATGCGCTAAAGGCGATCAGCCTTACTGACGAAGGCAAGAATGCGGCCAAGGGTCTGCATTCCATGATGGGCATTGGTGGCAGTGCTCAGGATGCAGCGCGCGCCGTCGCGAACAATGCGCTCAGGGAGATTGGCCCTGGAGTAAAGGCTGGTCTGGAAAGGAACCGAAATTGGATCGCGGAAGCCGTCAAGAATGGAGTTGATCCACAGAGGGCGGTTCAGGTTGTTAAGGACGTCCAGAATGGAGCGGACTTCAAAACGGCTTTTGAAGATGCCGTTAAAAACTCCAAACCATTCACGACGGCGCGGCGAATTGCCCGATCGAGCGAACTCAAGGGAATAAGCGACCCTCATTTCAAGCTGAGCAGCATTCTCGCCCCTACGGCGAAAGAGGTTCTTGACAGTGTTCATCCCCAGAATCCCGATGCCGCTGCGAACCTGGCAGCCATTCAGCAGACCAAGGCTCTCAATAGCATTAAGCGTGCAGGAGCATTGTCGAAGCCACTTAATGCAGCCGAGCAAGATATCCACGATTCCGTTGCCGGAATGGCCCGTGATCGAATTGCTGGAGTTAACGGCTTCAAACCGACTGGAAGCTATAATGACCTTGCTCAGTCAATGGTTTGGAATACCGTTAGAGGAAGACTTGCACCTATTACCCATGGGGGAGCAAGCAATGTCCGTGCTATCAATCAAAGAACCCTCAAGGTGGTCGCACATATTGAGGACACGCTTGCCGGAGAAGGACTTATTGCTCGAAGTGCCGATGGCACTCCAGCTCGCATTACCGACGCCATTCTTAACCACCCTGAATTTCCTAATAAACTCAGCTCTTTCCCCAACCACATTCTCAATCACTTCGTGAATGGGACGACGGCTGGCGCAATTGCCAAGGCTGAGAATGCTGTTGCTGAAGCGAATGCAATGAAGCCTGTTATTCAGGGTGCCGCACTCAAGGTGAACCAGATTTTCCATGATCCAGCATTGAGTGACCCAGTAAAGCATCTTGCTAGCCAGGCGAATGCAAAGGGTGTCGAGCAGTCCATTGGAATGCTGACGGGATCTACGCGCGCCGCAAAAGCTGGTCGCCAGATCTACAACGCCATTGTCACGAACCAGCATTCGGCGGCAACTGATGCAATGCAGGCTGCCGGAAATGCGCTGCGTGACATTGTCACTACTGGAGCTATTCCCGGCAACTACAAGGCCATTGTCGATGATCTTGGTAAGGCGGTCTCTAGGAGCCTCTCTGACAAGATCGACATCGTTCCGGCCCCTGCACACCTGGGAACCCTGATCGGCCCGGAGGCGCGCGCTGAGACGGGTTTCCTGGGGCGTATGGCCACTTGGTACGGACAGCACGACCTCCGATCGATCGTGCGAGCGAGGCAGGCAACGGCTCGCACGAATGCCGCTTTAATGAGTCGAGCATTGACTCATGCATTCAAGGGGCTCACGAATGAGCAGCGGAATGAGGCCGTCCGTATTGCTCAGGGGGTCTTTATTGGGACTGGAAACCCGACGACAATGCGGGCTGCGCAGGAGATCCGTACATTCATGGAGAACCTGCTTTCCTCAGATAAGATTCCTGAGGCCGCTCGGAATGGTAACACGGTCGCAATGCGGGCCGGATTAATGATGGACGGAAAGTATGGCGTGAACGCCGAACTGAAGCGAATGGGCTCTCAGGTTAGGCTGACGAATGGTAAAGCTGTAAAGGACATGCTGGGGAAAGAGCGTGATTACAGTGCAGGAACCGACTGGCTCAATAGCTGGCAATCCCACAAGTTTTCTGGAGACCCTGCTAAGGAGCTCGCTCGCGTCAATACAGCCGTTTGGAATGCAGCTGCAAAGAAAGCCATCTTTGACGATATCGTTTCTCGGTTTGGACGCGCTGGAGCTGACGCGGAACGGAATGTGGGGATCAAGGACTTACCATTTACAAAGGGTGTATTCTTCCATCCGGAAATTGCCGAGCAGATCCCCCGCGTTGTCCGCGATCTATACGCACCAAAGCCCCAGCAAATGCAATTGCTGCGATCCATGGATAATATTCTCCGGATGTGGAAAACAGGAGTCACAATCTATTCACCCAGCCACGCTATCCATAATGGAATCGGTGACATCTATAATAACTGGATCGCTGGCGTCAATGACGTCCGAAACTACAGCAAAGCGCTGCAAGTTATGCGGGCGTTTCATGTCAACTATAAGGGGCTTGAAAGGCTTCAACCTCTGTTCGGGTCAATGCAAGATCTCCCGGGAGAGCTTTCTCATTTTGCACCCACGGAAGGCCGGAAAGTCATTGCTCAGACCGCTGATGGACAGAAGCTGACCGCTGCTCAGGTCTATATGGCTGCACACAATCAAGGCATTCTCCAGAGCGTTGAGCACATGGAGGACATTTACAATGATGCGAATGGTGGACTCGGTGGACTCAGTAGAATGCAGCCATTCGGCGGAAAAGTCAATGCCGCCGCTCACGCCTGGGTACAGGGAATGGACCACTTCACCCGGCTCGCTCAGTTCATTCACGAGGTTCGCAATGGCCGTGGAGACTTGGCCTCTATTTTCGATACGGCGGGCAGTCAGGTCCGTAAATACCACCCGGACGGAATGGATCTCACCGACTTTGAGAGAACCGTACTGCGCCGTGTTATTCCTTTTTACTCTTGGACTCGCAAAGCCATCCCCTTCACTATTGAGGGCATGCTCGCAAAGCCGGGTAAGTTTCTCGTCTACCCGCTCATTACGAGCGGTCTTAACGTTGGCAATGCCGCGAACATCAATCCGGGTCAGCAGTTTCCGAGTGATCAATTATTCCCATCTTGGATTACAGACTCCGGCATTGGGCCCGTTGGCGGTCCGGGTGGCATTCTAAGTCACCTGACCGGCGACCCGACGGGATACGTTACGTCATCCCTTCCCATTCCACCGATCGACCTTTTGCAGACCTACGGCAACCATCCGAACCAGGGCATTCTCGGTGGGCTTAACCCGCTCATTAAGGACCCGATCGAATTAATGCAGGGCCAGCACCTTGACACCAAGGTCCCCATTACCAACCCAGCAGAATACGCGGCAACAGAAGCATTACCAGCACTCGGATTAGCGCAGCGACTGACGAACATTGGCACTCCGAAGCAAGCAACTCAGGGTGTCGGGAATGACCAGAACATTGTCAACTTCCTTTCGGGATTGAAGTTGACGAATACGGCACAATATGTAAAGGAAGCTCAATACGAGCTGCACCAGAAGCAAACCCTGGCGCGCAAGAATAACCGTGCCAACCTTAAGACATTCTTGTCGAACCTCAATGGAGGGTAGTAATGGTAAACGGTGCAGACGCAAGTAGCGTTGTCACTTCGGCTCAGATGAGAGCCATGGGACTGTCATTCGTTGGGCGTTATTTCTCGCAGTTCCCTAGCAAGAACCTCACCCGTGGTGAAGTGGTCGATCTCGGTAATGCTGGCTTCGACCTCTTTTCCATTTACGAGGATGACGTCAATGACTACACGGGCGGATACAATAAGGGGATTGAGAATGCCCATCGAGCCCTTGTCCAGGGACAGGCTCTGGGAATGCCCTCGACGCGACCGTTCTTCTTTGCTGTTGACACAGACGTTGACCCGAATAACTACAACCTGCATGAATACTTTGCCGGGATTAGCAATGTCCTCGGTGGCGGGCGACGGGGCGCCTATGGTTCGACTGGTGTTCTGCGCGCCCTGAAGAATGCTGAGCTGATCGACTTTACGTTCCGGACAATGTCTACCGGCTGGAATGGCGGAGCCGGGAATCCTGGCGAATTCAGCATTGTTCAGAATGGCTACATCAACAATGCATTCGACAGGGACGCTACAGGCAGTGGCGACTTCGGACAGTGGCGTTTTAACTGGACACCGAATATGCCCTCTCCCGAGCCGACAGTGCACCTGTGGATCGTGGATATGTGCGCGCGTGAAGACCCGACCCGTCCCGCCGGACAGACAACGAATTCCGGTCAGGTCGAAATTGTCCAGGGCGCATTGAAGGACGAGGGCTTTCTCAAGCCGAATGCCTTTGCTGTTGGTCGTTGGGATGCCCCGACAAAGACCGCCTATGCAGGCTGGCAGGGAAAGTGTGGATACCGTGGCCACGACGCTGACGGTATTCCTGGAATGACGACGCTTTCTAAGCTGGGCGCCGCTCACCGTTTTCACGTTGTGAGCTAAGAATGGCCGGGCCAGCAGCGGCATTGTTGGCCGCTTACAATGGAAAGCCAACGACTACACCAGGGAATAACTATGGCGGATATAACCCGTTTGGCGGAAGCACTGGCCAAAGCGCAAGCGATCCAGGACAGCAAGCGCAAAACGAGGTGGCGCAAAGTCAGTCCGATTATAACAGCCAACAGCTTTCTAATTCGGCTCAACTTGCGTCTGCTCTCCAACCATATAGCGTTGGGGGAACGCTTCAGCAAAACCCTGCAAGCAATGCAACAGACCCAAACGCAGCCCGTCTCACGGACTTCAATAACCGAATAAGCGCTATCAATCAGCGCGGCGTCGATGCCACGACTGCCGCAACAAATGACGAGCAAAGCTACTGGAACAATGAGTTTCAGAACCTAGCTAACCAGTTCCAAAAGAATACAGCTGGGAATGACAGCTGGCTGCAAAGTGTTATCCAGAAGATTCAGGCCCAAACGCAAAGCAGCGCCTCGTCGGGATTTAACATTGGCCTGCTTGGCCAGTTAATCCCGACGGGCGCTGACCCGAATGCCAACATCGGCGCGCGGGCTGTTGCTATCGCGAAGACTGCCCTGGGGACCCCGTATCTGTACGGGGGGAATTCAATGACGCAAGGAATAGATTGCTCAGGGCTTGTTCAACAAGTCTACGAGCGTCTTGGCATTCAGCTGCCTCGCACCTCCACAGAGCAAGCAAAAGCCGGGAAAGTCGTACCGAATCTTGGCCAGGCATTGCCAGGGGATCTGATTCTGATGTACTCGCCATACGAGCCAGCAGGTCTCCAGCAATACGGCCATGTAGGAATTTACATTGGGAATGGCCTGATGCTGGACGCTCCCCATACTGGGGC